TCGTTGACCTGGGACCCCTCGGAACCCTCTACCCTGCCGTGAGCGGCAAGTGGGAGGAAGACCCGAAAGACCTTGCCCTCGCCGACATGACCCCGCGCGTGAACTACAAGGGCTCGGACGACATCATCGCAGCCATCAAGGGCGCAACGCTCTCATGGGCTACGGAGAAGGACGAGAAGGAAGGCGTGGAGACTCCCGACGACGACAACACGCAGACGGGCGCGGGCGGCGGCACGACTGGCGGGGAGCTGGAAGGATAGTGCCTGCGGCAAGTGAAAAGTGAAGAGTGAAGAGTGAAGAATTTGCTTCCGCTCTTCATTCTTTGCAAATTTATTAAGAATTAGCAAGAATTATAAAGAATAAGGAACTATGATTATCATCAAGACAGCAAATGGCGACCGCTTCATCAATGAGAGCGAAGCGCAATCCGTAACCCATAACAAGGAATACGGCTACGTGGTCATCACATTCAAGGACGGCCACAGCGAGAACGCTTTCCAAGTCGAAAGCATGTACTACACCAACAAGCAGGACGTGGAGATACGAGACAACGGACTGCTGATGGCTGCGGTGGCATCGGACGTGGAATACTACAAGGAGATGAACGAGTCGGCTTTCCGTTATCTCGAAAGAGTGGCCGACCGTCGCAATCAGATGGAACGGATGGTCGTCGAAATGTACGAAAGTCCCGACAGCAGCCCTGAGTATCGTAAGCGGTTCGTCGAGGAACTGCGCGAGGAACGGAGCAATCGCCCTGGCACCATCAGGGATGAACTCGACGAGCACCGAACCATGCCTTATTATCACAAACTTCGTAAAGATAGCCACGAGAAGGGCGAGGAAATCCAAAAGGAGTTTGTGCGCATGTCGGCAAAGATTAAGGAACTCGAAGAAACGAAAGAACGATTCCGCAAGGCTGGTGAACGTCTGATGCTCCGCAGTCTTTGGCAGCGCATCTTCAATAAGAAAACGTATCTATAAAGTTCATCCGCAAGGGTGCTCCTCTTCTTTTTTTTATCAAGAATTAGAGAATTAAAGAATTATGGAAAAGACAAAAGACAGCATTAAGCAGAAGCTGAAAGAACAATGGAGAAAGGCTTGCAACGGTTACCTCATGGAACTGTTGCGCATGTGGGAACTGGATGCACACTACGGCTATTGGACGGGCGACGAACACGGCACCGTGTATTGCTACGGCGAGACGCATAACCTCTCGATGGAGGACATCATGTATATCGTGGACTGTGACATCGAAGAAGACGAGGTGCTGGCGTGGGAAGACTATTGCCTGGACGCTCACGAATTTGGATTCGACATACCGAATCTTCGCTCATGGCATCGCGGTTGTCCCCGCACTCCAAAAGAAACCTTTTACCATTTGCGTGAATTGAAAGCCATGCTTGCTGAAGCGGTTGAAGAGGAAAAGGAGAGGGTGAAGAATGAGAAGCGCGAAAACGTTCATTGTGTCGTTCAGATCCCTGATAACGAAGTTGACAGCATCACGAGCATAGAGGAATATGTGCGCGAGTGTTTCAAAAATCACCCAGAAAGGATTAGGTATGAAAATAATTAAATGAACCAGGAACTATGAGCAAACAGAAATTGATTTACATATCCGGCAAGATGGGTGGAGAAAATCCTGTCGAAAGCAACGGTGAAGAAATTTGAGGTGGCGCAGGAGAAACTGCTCGCTGAAGGCTGGGCGGTTATCAATCCAGCAGGCCCTGTCTTTCAGCGCGACGCGCAGAAGCACGTCAAGATTGAAGAAAAGAAATGGCAGCAGCTTGACTACGGTGAGTTCGACTGGTATGCGTGGCTGTTGCTCTACGACATGCACATGCTGGCCCTGTGCGATGCCATCTATATGCTGAAAGATTGGCAAGAATCCCCAGGAGCCACAGCCGAGTATTACTATGCCCAAGCGTGTGGAAAAGAGATTATCTTTGAAAAATGACAACCTTCAGCTCACAATAGATTTGACGGTGGCGCGTCATACCATTGAGCATATGGAGAAGATAGTAAATCGGCTGAAAGGAAAATAATGCTTGTTTTTGCAATCTCAGAGATTACAATTTGAGATAAATATTAAAAATATATCAGATATTTAATAATTTTACGCCAAAAACGGCAAAATAAATTATTAAATATTTGGTATATTTACTTTTTCTTTTTATCTTTGCAACAGAAAAAGAAACAAACAAATAACATTTAGAACCGGCGGCAACGGATAAGCGGCAAAAGATTATGAAGACTACAGCAAACAACACCGAGACCAAGAAGATGACCCTCGAAGAAGAGATGGCACTTTGGGAAGCACGCGCAAATGATGAGTTCGGAAAGACTCTGAAGGAGATCGAGAAGGCATCAATGAACTACTTCGGATGCGACGAGGACGAGTACGGAATCCGTAGCACTCCACTGAGTTATCCCATAACAGCCTACTCGCTGGACGGTAACCGCAAGTACACTGCAAAGGTTATCATCGCCACCCTCGAAGAGTGGGACATCCTCGAAGACGAGAACATCAAGGCAATAGCCGACAAACTGAACAAGCTGGCAGCATAAGACGGGATCGGGAGGGGCGACCCTCCCACCCCAATAAAATAAATAAAAACAATTTAAAACAATAGGAACTATGAAACCTTCAAGAGAAAAGAAAAACATGGAACTTCTCACTAAGATGTGGGAACTTGTACGGGAAATTGACGGCATGCCTACTGGCGAAATGGAAAATGCTATCAATGATGGAATGGACAAAATGAAGGTTCAGTTGCAGTGGTCTCTGGTCTATCACATGACAGATGAAGGCACTTATGATGAAGTGTTATTTGAAGGCCCGGCATCTGAATGCACTGACTACGTTATTGACCACCCGGAACTTAAAGGACATTGTATTATCACAGCAAATTACTAAGAACTATGAACAGAGAAGAAGAGCGCAAGCGGATAGGTCAGCGGATTGCGGCTGTTCGCAAAAGTGTAGAGTGGACGGACGAGCAGGGCATCAAACGTAAAGGCATGACCCAGGGCGAACTGGCTGAGCGGTGCGGACTGGCTCAGAGCCACATTGCCCGCATAGAGGCCGGGCGATACTCCGTCGGCTTTGATACGCTTCAGCAGGTGGCCGAGGGACTGGGAATGAATATTGATATTGTATAACTAAAACAAAAGGAACTATGAAGAATTTGATGACTATTTTGCTGATAATGGTTGCAATAAACGCAAATGCACAAATCACGCTAACTGATGGCGGCGTTTATGAACAGAAGGAAGTTGTGAACGTGGATAGTGTCTCTGCCCAAGAACTTTATTTGCGGGCATTGGAAGCACTAAGTGATTGGACTGGCACGGATGGACGGTCAAAATACGGCATTGACCATCAGGACAAGGAGTCTGCCACTGTCATTTTCAAAGGAAAAGATTATCTTGGCTCCCGCAGGTATAACGGCATATATTCGTGGTTGATTTTTTCAGATTTTACACTAAAAATCAGATGCAAAGATGGACGTGCTCAGATTGTTGTCACAGTACCATCTATGACAGCCGATTTTTCAGCAAATAACGTAAATGGCTCAATCCCCCTTTGTGAGATTGTTCCAGAATATACATACAAAGGAAATATGAATTGCAAGAAGGCCATGCTTCAGTATGTGGTTGACGTACCGGAATCCGCGAGGCGTATCATTAACCTGATAAAAAACAGACTCAATCAAAAAGTTGATGACTTCTAAATATTAAATAATAATATACTATAAGGAGCGACATTTTCAGTCGCTCTTTTTTATTGGTAAACCCTTTGCGGCGTTTTCGTTAGTAATAAAAAAAATAATCAAGAACTATGATGGACTACAGTAACCCCAATGACTTGTGGATAAATGAACATGATCCATACAAGGATATGAATGACGATGAGCGGATGACCGCTGGCTGCGCACACTGTGTGCTGACTTTCTTGATAATGATAGCGGTAATCGCACTGTGTGCGCTGTTCGGCTCTTGTTCAACAACTGAATATGTGCCAGTGGTTGAGACACACGACCACCACCACTGGCACACCGACAGCATCCGCCAGACGGACAGCGTTTATCATGAGACGACGACAACAATCATGCAGCTGGACTCGGCAGCGATGGCAAAGTATGGCATACAGTTGAAAGCGGCAGAGCGGGCGTGGCTGGTACGCACCCAGGAGCTGGAGCGTCAGCTTCAGCAGATGGCCCGCCTCATGCAGGACCGCGACACGGTGCGTGACAGCATTCCCATCCCCTACCCCGTCGAAGTGACGAAGGAAGTGCCCGCACCGCTGACATGGTGGCAGCAGACCCGACTACACGTGATGAATATTATTCTCTATATCTGCGGCCTCGCTCTATTGCTTTGGATATTGAAAAGCAAGCTGAAGTGGCTATGATACATTCTGCCGTGAGACAGACAGCAAGCCCGTGAGGGCAAGCACTGCGTGTTTTTTCACTTATTCATAGTTTTGTGAGATTTAATGAATTTTTGTTATTTTTGTAGGCAAAGGGGTTTTTTAATGATTTCACCTCTTTGCCTTTTTTTTGTCTAAACAAAAAAACATGGTAAACCCGTGAGACTGTTTTAGCAGAATAGAAAAAGCAAAGAACAAAATGAAAAAATGCTTATTTACAGACAAGACGCGCTGGCAGCACTTTGCATACGCCATCCCAATCGGCCTGGTGTTCACCATCCTGTGCGTATTAGGCGTGGCTACTGCTTTAGAGTTCAAGGACCACCAGTGGGGCGGAGAGCCTGATTGGAAGGACTGGGTATGTACGATGCTGGGCGGCATGGTTGGTCAGATTGTTCAGATAGGAATAATACTGTTAATAATATAAGGATATGTGGGAAAAGATTATAGAATGGATGTCGCTCTTTATTGGCGGCATATTAGGATGGTTTGTTGGACGCTTTGAGCCTGCATTCCCGCTTATCGTTATTGCAACGCTCTTCGTGCTGTACGACGCCTGGTCAGCTTACGAGCTCGACAAGCGCGTGCATATTATGTTCCCTAAGAAAAAACGAGACAAGGCGAAGTTCGTTTCCTACAAGTTCCGACAGGTGATACCGACGCTCATCGAGCGTTTTGTCATCATTATCCTGGCATACTGCGTAGAGCGATGGGTTTTTGTACATATCGACGTGCCTGTCAGCTATATTGCTGCCGGCGTGGTCTGTGCCGAGCAGCTGCTATCAATTGCGGAGAATAAGGCGAGCTGCCGACTTCCTGGCGATAAACACGCCCGCATCTGGAAGCTGCTGGCAAAGGTGCTCATCGACAAGACAGCCAGACATTTTGACGTAGACAATTCCATTCTCGAAGAGGAATTACGACGTGTCAATACAATAGACAGCAACGATGGTAACAAGAATCAGTAAGAACTTTACGCTTGAAGAGCTCTGCGCCTCGTCAACAGCAAAGGCGAAGGGTATCAGCAATAATCCGGGACAACAGGATATATGCTCGCTGTGTGCCTTGGTGCATCATGTCTTACAGCCGTTGCGCGACGCTATGGGCCAGCCCATCAAGATAGGCAGCGGCTACCGCACATACGCATTGAACAAGGCCGTTGGAGGTGTCAGCAACTCTCAGCACATGCGCGGCGAGGCCGCCGACCTCTGCATCGACGGTGACATCGCCAAAGGAAAGCGGTGGTTTGAATGGATAAAGATCCACTGCGACTTTGACCAGCTCATCTGGGAGCATAACGACAAGGGCACCTATTGGGTCCACGTTTCCTACCGGGCCGACGGAATGAACAGAAAGCAGGTCATTGATAACCTGCTAAAGAAATAGAATAACCTTTGAAGTCTTCATTTTAGTAGATTAGATTGTTTCAAATGAACGCAGCGGCGTTCTTACAAGCCTCGCAGTGATTGCGGGGCTTTTGTTATTTCAAGTGCCGCATGGCACTTTTTTATGGTTTGCCTATTTAGCGGTAAACCCACACCCGCTTTTTGTTTGGTAAGAAAAGAACGAATAAAAAGCAAGAATCAGATGAAGTGGTTGACACTTAAACAGATCAAGGCGCAATTGCGCATAGAGCCTGGCTTTACTGCGGAAGACGAACTGCTGGAAAGTTACGGTGAGTCAGCAGAAGAAACGCTGCTGAACTATTTAAATCGATCCTATTACAACGTTATCGAGACATGGGGGAAAATACCCGCTCCGTTGGTGGAAGCATCCAAGATGCTGGTGGATGTCAGCTATCAGTACCGTTCGCCCGTCACTGTCGGCAACATGTCAATTGTTCCCTACACTTTTGATGTGTTGGTAAAACCCTACATGCGTCTTTGCACTTCTTCTGACGACATCGAGGTGCAAACAGTAACGCTCGGTTCTGACATCAAGATTCAGTTTACAGCCGACTTGCCAGATGACTTGAAGCTCTCCGACGTGGACTTCAGCGGCAAGGTGATAAATGTTGATCAGAAGAACAAGGAGAAGGACTTCCAAAAAAACGATTGTATCATGGTTGATGACGGCACTGACTATGTGGTGCTTGTGGATTCATCAGATATGGGTGTCGGTATGCTGATGCTAAAGCTGACGGTGCACATACCTGATAGTGACTATACGATAGGTTATCGAAAAGAGGTGGTGAATATTGACCCGCATATACAGATAGCATGATAAGAGGAAGTGCAATACTTTTAGGAAGCGTTCGAGGCCGCGCTTATGGCGTCGGCGGAGTGAATGCTAATGCTGTATATCTGAAAATGATTGGCAAAAGTAAAGCTGTTGCGTTTGGAGAAATCAGCGGCAGTGCCAGTCAAACACGAAACACAGGACTTCATCACTTCATGGCTGTTCGCCCTGAGCAACCGCAGCAACTGGTGTGGCTGGTACCGCAAGTAGGTGTGGAATATACTATCGAGACTTCGACAAATCTTAAATGGAAAATTAAATAAAACAGAAACAGATATGGCTTATGCAAGTTGGCTCATTCCGAGCAAGACATCAGGAGCAGGCAACGATACCGTCAATGTGACGGCGGGTGCCGACAACACTGGCCGCAATTCGCGCCAGACAGTTATGACATTTAAGGCTGCAAACTGCCCCGACGTGGAGCGCACCGTGATTCAGGCCGGTAAGCCTGAGTTCGTTGCTATGCAAGCAACGGCAGCTATCGACAAGACGGGTGGAACCATCACCATCACTGGCACCACGAACTCCAGCAAGCTGACCTTCTCGTTGGCAAGCGGTGGCACGCTTGACCTTACGCTACCAGGCACGTATTTGGCTAATAGTGTCAGCACCAACAACGGCGCGGCTATATCCGGCGACCCAGGAGGCAGTCAGGAGTTTCCTTTCTCAATTCAGTTTGCCAACGTGGGAGCAAACCCCACCATTACGGCAAAGAGCGTTCAGCTTATTGTAACAGATGCAGCAGGCAATACTGCCACATGTACCATTACGCAGGCTGCCGGCGATCCTACGCTGTCAGTATCTCCCGAAAGCGTACAACTCGAATGGAACGCCGCGACGGCTGAGACAAGCGCATCGTTCAGCGTCACCTCTAACACCAACTGGACAATCGAGTAATGGCAAGCATCAGCATACCTTGGAACGATGGCGACGGCAACATCATCCTGACCTACACTGGTCAGGCTGATGGCACCGTAACCGTGACAAGTGATACTGATAACTTGGGAGGCACAGCCCGTCAGCAGCGCGTGACCTTTGTCGTGCAGAACGGTGCAATCCGCAACGACGTGGTGACAGCCAGCGGTAACATGATACGCACCAGCGACGGAAATACCATTCGGACACTTGATAACGCTATGAAGGTAACGGTGATAGTGACGCAGGCAAAGAGCCTATTGAAAGTGATAGTGACGGGCAGCGACCATCGAGTTCGCACTGCCAGCGGAAACATAGTAAGATGTAACACTCCTAATTGACAGAAGACAATATGGCATACAGTACAGGAATAATGAACAAGCGTATCAAGGTGGCCAAGCGATCCGAATCGGACGGCGGCAGCTTTGGGCGCACAAGCGGCGGCCAGAAATATGAGTTGCTGGGTGAGTTCTGGGCATCAGAGAAATTTAACAAAGGAGTGAAGTCTTTGCGCGAGGGTGCAGTGGATGCTTATGATACGGTGATGTTTCGAATGCGTTACAATGCAAACATCGATCGCTGGTGTCTCATTCAGTATCAAGGACGATGGTACCAAATTCACTCGTTTAACGAAGACTATCAGACTAATGAGCTTCAGATAACAGCAACGGAACTGGCGAACCAGCATGTGACAATCGTTATACCACCATCAAGCAGCGAAATCAGTGACAGCGACATCAGCGGTGGTGTACCTGACAATACGGAAATCGGAATTTAATGTGTAACAATAAAATTAAAGATTATGGCAAACGGAATTTTTGACATTACTCAGAGTGACGCGCAGTTGCAATCCATTCTGAACAAGATTCAGCCATTGGCAGAAACGGGCGACATGGCCACGTTAGGCTTTGGCTATGGCGTATGCTCAACCGCTGGCGCAACAGCGGCCAAGACGGTCAGCATCACCAACTTCGTACTAACCCCCAGCAGCGTCTTCGCTGTCCTCTTCCAGAATGCGTTCACGGCATCTGACCCGACGCTGAGCGTCAACGGCTCGACTGCCAAGCCCATCAAGCTATACGGAAACGCCATGCCAATGGGTAAGGTAAAAAACAACACCATCCTGAACATGAACTACGACGGCACCAACTTTAATGTGACGAGCATTGAGAGTCAGGTGGCAGCAGCCCCCGACGGAGCCGTCGACTTGGCTCTGCCCAGCGGTGTATTGTGGGCCGACAAGAACATTGGTGCCACCACTCCTTATGAGGATGGATTGTATTTCTCATGGGGCAACATCACTGGCCACACTGGTGACGACGGTTACGACTTCGGTACGAGCAACGACGGACCGTATGCCAGCACCGACGGTGCTGCTCTCACCGGCAACATCCCAACCAACGGCACTTACGACGCAGCCCGTCACAATATGGGTGCACCGTGGCGCATGCCGACTGTGGGCGAGTTCCAAGAGCTCGCAGCCAACTGCGACTCCGAATGGACCGATGAGGATGGTGTCGCAGGCCGTCGTTTCACCTCGCGCATCAATGACAACTCCATCTTCTTCCCCGCCTCTGGCTACCGCGACGGTACGGGGCTCAGCTACAGAGGCTCGCTCGGGCTCTTCTGGAGCGCGTCGCTCAACTCGCAGGCGTACGGCTACTATCTGAGCTTCACTTCGGCAGGAGTCGATCCAGCCTACTACAGCCATCGGTTCTACGGCTTCTCTGTCAGGGCGGTGCAGTAACTTGTCTTTTTTGTCATTACCGACAAAAGACAAAAGCTCTCGCGGCCTGCACCGCGCCAAAAAGCGACGTAAGTCGCGGCGCGGTGTGGCAGGGAGAGCATCATAAGGCAAAGGTGAAATAAATGGCAAAGATAGCGGACATACTCGCAACGGAGCGCAACCGACAGGAGGCCGACACATGGAACATCGTCCACATGTATAAGACGGGGCAGTTTTATACTTCCTACGATTGGAGTGCATGGATCATCAGCGTCATATCCTACACTGACGCGGTGAGGATGCAAACAAAAGACCGTCATCCGCTTCAGGTCACACGTATCAAGTTGGCCACGAGCGACGACACCTTTTGCAAGGTTGGCTTTCCATTCAAGAGTATCGAGAAATTCTGTCCTACGCGCCAGGACTTCGAGGGTGTGGAGAACGACCATATCACATTCCGCATACCAATGCCACAGCCGACGGACGGCACGGAAATCACTTACGACCGTCTGCGCAAGGCTGTTGACGAGTGGACCGAAAGCCACGTTATCAAACCGCCCAAGCCAACAGAAGAAGAGCGTAAGGCTATCAAGGCAGAACGAAGTGGCAAGAATGGAAACACTTCCACCAATGCCGAGGCACCCGTAACGAATGCGCCCGCACCGACAAACCAAGGTGGCGGGCTGATTAAACAAATACTGGACTATCCTCTGACCGAAAGCACACCGATGGATAATTACGCTTTCATCATGCGTCTGAAGCAGCAGATAGCCAGCATCCTCTAAAGGAAGGAATGAGTGGATTTCTCCGAAACGTCAGGACAAAAAAGACAAGTTCATAGGTTGTCCGTCTTGCCTTCGTCGAAAGTGAGAAAAAGCAAAGACTCGCAGTGGCTTACGCCTCAGTATTCCACCGCAAGCATCGTATTAGGTGACAACCGACATCCACAGATTTCCTCTATATCTGAACCACACCGCCCATCCGATGGGTACTGGATCAAGACCGCACTCAGCGTGTACCGCTCCGGCTGCATGACGTGACGACCTGTGCATCTTCCCCGCCTCTGGCAACCGCAACGGTACGGGGCTCAACAACAGAGGCACGAACGGGAACTACTGGAGCGCGTCGCTCAACTCGCAGACGAACGGCTACAATCTGAACTTCAATTCGGAAGGAGTCAATCCAGCCAACAACAACAATCGGTTCAACGGCTTCTCTGTCAGGGCGGTGCAGCACTCGTCGAAAATTCAGCAGTCCGTGACTCTCCGTGGCCACATCGAGCCAACCACTCATCCTTCCTACAGACATCAACGACAGCGGCTACCGCTTGACACGCGAGCAGCTGCTGTTTGATTTATATATTGCCTATTACGACGCTGCCCGCCACAAGCACAAAATGGCTTATGTGGTGAAGTTCGAGCGCGAACTGCGGGCCAACCTCGAAGAACTTTGCGACGATCTGCTGAGTCGCAGATACAAGGCATTACCATCCAAATGCTTTATCATCGACTATCCAAAGAAGCGCGAGGTATTTGCCGCTATGTTTCGTGATAGGATAGTTCACCATCTTTATTTCCGCTACACTCACCAACTTTTTGAGCGTACCTTCATTGCTGACTCTTATTCGTGCATCGAAGGTCGCGGCACTCACTATGGTATCGACCGATTGCGCCAGCATATCCGACAAGCCTCCTTGAATTGGTCGCAGCCGTGCTACGCCATGAATCTCGACATACGTGGCTACTTCATGCACATCAACCGCGAGAAGCTGCTGAAGATAGCCATTGACTCATTGCGCAATATGGCAACGCACAAAGTGGGCATGACCGACGACGTGCCCATACCTTCAGGCGTATTGCTGACACCTGCAACCCGTTGGCGCGACATCCGCGACTTTGACTTCATCCTGTGGCTGACCGAGCAGATCATCATGCTCGACCCGATGGAGAATTGTGTTATTGTTGGCGATGACTCAGATTGGAACGGCATAGACCACGCCAAGTGTATGCGCTTCGCCAAGCCAGGGCTGGCACTGCCCATCGGCAACCTCACCAGCCAGTTATTTAGCAACGTCTATCTGAATCCATTCGACCAATTCGTGAAGCGCAATGTCTGTTGTGAGCATTATGGCCGATATGTGGATGACTCATGCGAGGTTGATGCAGACAAAGATTGGCTATTGGCACAAGTGCCAGTTCAACGAGATTTCCTTGCTGATGAATTAGGCTTGCAACTCCACATGGGTAAACTCCACATTCAAGAGATACACAAGGGTGTGGAGTTCCTTGGTGCGTTCATCAAGCCATACCGCGACTACGTGAGTCGTAAGACATTGAGCCGTATCGAGCAGAACATCAAGACGCTCGACCTTCAGGATGCGAAACACGCAGAGGCAAGCGTAAATTCCTATCTGGGTGTGCTGTCGCATTCATCATCTTATAATATCCGCCACCATCTGTTTGAAGAGATAGACGGTGACTGGCTGGCAGCAGCATAAAGGGTTTGCCCGATTGTTTGGTAAACCCCAGCACACATTTCAACCGCTTGTTAGATAGTGTTTAATTTAACAAGCAGAAATCATGAACAACAAGTATTGCGGCACAGCGAGCGATTTCGCACCAGTATCAGAGGACCAGAGCCGCGTGGTCATCATGTATGGTTTGAAGGAAGACGGCGAGAAGGCCGAGTGGTATCAGCTCGATTTCTACAAGAAGCAGGGCAAGCCATCGTTCGAGCAGGTGAAAGCCGCCGTCATTGCCGACATCAACGAGCGCATCACCGCACAGATCATCGGTGGCATGACCTTCGAGGAGAAACCCGTGTGGCTCTCGATTGAGAACCAAATCAATTTCTCGCAAGCCACTGCTCCCTGTCGCCTGAAGCTCGGAGAAGAAGAGGACGGCACACCTGTCTATCACGACTTTGACACAAAGGTTGCATTGAAGGCTTTCAACGACGCTTGCCTGGCATGGAAGAACGACTGCCTGGAGGCAGGCCGTGCCGAGAAGGAAGGCATCGACTGGACTCCGTATGCAACGGCTCTACAGCCCGTCACTAACGAGTAACGAAAGGAGGCGACAATGGCTATTGTGAAAGGGCAAAACCTTCGGATATTCATCGGCAACGGCAATAGCAAACCTATTGCTGCTGCCTTGTCGTGTGAACTGTCCGTGCAGATGAATGTCAAGCAGTATTCCACGAAAGATGACGAGAACGACTTCGCCACAAATGAGGTAGTAAGTCTCGCTTGGAGTCTGAAAGCGCAGAACGCCGTAGTGAACGATGCGGAAGTGGATGCTCTTGAAGTTGCCGACATCATGGACTTGATGGGCACAGAGGTACACGTTCAGCTGGCAACTACCAGTGGAACGAAGAACCGGGAACAAGACACGCTGATTCTGGCCGGTGATGCCATTTTGAGTGACGTCAATATCACCGCACAGAACCGACAGCGTGGAACCTGCGACATCACCCTGACGGGAAAGAAAAACATGCTCTTCGACATCCGTCTGATTGTGACTGCTGACGAGCACTATATCCGCACCAGTGACGGCAACCTCGTCGCCGCTGCGCATGAGGAAGTGTAACCCAACAATAAGGAACTATGAAGAAAGAAACGAGACCAATGAGATTTAGCGATGGCGAGTTTGTGGTGGCGATCATTCACTACAACACGCCGGAGCTGACGCGAGCATGTATCGGCTCGCTGATTTTCAACGGCGGAGTCGAGGACCGGCTGCGCATTGTGGTGTTTGACAATTCGGACAGCAAGCCGTTTGATGCAGGAGTGCTTGGCGGTGTGACGGTCATCGACAACACGCAGGGACAGTTGATTGACTTCGACGCGGAACTGGCAAAGTTCCCAGAGCGTGACCGAAGCATCGGTTGTGCCAAGGGCTGCGAGTTTGGCAGCGTGAAGCACATGATGACAGTGCAGAAACTTTGGGAACTGATACCGATGGGCTTCGTGCTGATGGAGAGCGACATCCTAATTACGAAACCGATTGCAGGATTCTGGCGACCTGAATATTCATTTGTCGGCTATTACCAGAAACAGCAGCCCCACAACCCGTTCAATATCGGGCGAGTGCTGCCGATGCTCTGCTATATGAACGTGCCGCTACTGACCAAGCACGGCGCACGGTACTACGACCCCACACGCACTTACGGACTGCTGCCTGGTGGCCGACAGAACCGTAACAACTGGTATGACACAGGTGCCGTGATGCTGGAGGACATTCTGGCGAAGCGTCCGCACCTGAAGGGCTTGCATGAGGACATACGGCCATACGTGGTGCATTACGGCTCTGCATCGTGGCAGAAGAACGACGAGAAGGCACACCAGCAATGGATTGAGGCCAACCGCTACATCTTCCCAAGTGAAGAGCGCATCAAGGAAACCACTGAACGATTCCACAAGCATATCGAAGAGACGCAGGAGCCGGAAGGTGTGGCTATCTGTGCTATCGTTCGTTGTGAGAACAAGTACCTGCGTGAGTGGATAGAGTGGCACAAGGGCTTGGGCGTGGAGAAATTCTTCATCTACGACAACGGCCACGGCGACGACGAGAATCCGCGTGACGTTATTGGTGACGATCCGCAGGTGGTGATTATGGACTGGCGCGACCGCGACGGCAACACTCAGTGCGAGGCTTACGACGAGTGCTACCGCGAACACGGCAGCGAGTTTGCCTGGATGGGATTCATTGACATCGACGAGTTTGTGCAGAGCGAAATGCCGCTGCTTGACGTACTGAACAGGTTGCAGGCTGACGTGGTGGCTTTCTCATGGCGCATGATGACCGACAACGGACTGGTGCACTATGACGACCGCCCAGTGCAAGAGCGATTCACACAGCCAGCCGAAGACCTGAAGCCAGAGTCGCAGTTCGTGAAGTCGTTTGTGCGCGGTAGCATCGAAGGCCTGTCGTTTGAAAGAGACCCACACATGCCCCACTATCCAGCCTTGGAGGTGGTGAATCCTGACGGCGGCAAGGCTCCGCAGTGCAGCGTGGGCACGGGTAGCCGCGAGGTGGCTTGGATAGACCACCACTTCACGAAGACCGCCGAGGAATTTATGCAGAAGGTCAGCCGCAGTTGGCCCGCCATTCACGATGAGCGCATTATCGAGAAAGAGAAGAATGCTGTCAATCATTTCTTCAGGTTCAATGAGCGCACGCCGGAAAAGGAAATCATTCTTGGTGTTCGTGAGGCAGAGAATGAAACCCCTGCGGTGGTTGTTGTATCGGAAGAGAAACCAACGAAAACGGCTGGTAAACCCAAAACCAAGAAATCTACGAATAGAAAAGGCAAATAATTATGGATAATATTTTTGCAAATTTATTCCGATACAGACAGAAGCGCGAGGCACCCGTCGGCGTGCCGGCAACCACTGACCCTAATGCTTCCAGCAACCAGGCTCCCAAGGTACAGGGTGGCGACTACCTGGAGCGCATCGTGTATGCCAGCCATCCGTGGGTGGCCTTGTCTGTGAGTCCCGTCTATCGTGCCGTTAAGCTGATAATGGACACGATGGGCGTCATGCCTGTGCAATACAGAAAGAAGGACGTCGGCGGCGGCAACTTCGTGCAAGATATGCGGGGACTTGGCAAGCGCATCAACTATCTGCTTCAGACAGAGCCGAACCCATTGATGACAGCCGACGATATGTGGAAACTGGTGACCTATAACCAGCTGATGCGTGGTAATGGCTTTTTATATATCGAACGAGATGAGTTCGGATTCCCTTATCGGCTCTGGTTTGTTCGACTCGGTGAGTACAATATTGTGACCGGTCGATACAACTTCATTCAGTATTTGTCGGACAAAGGATATGTCGTGCTGACAAATGTGAGCCGCGACGATGTGATGCACTTCCCTAATACCTATCGTTACGATAACGGCTTCTGGGGTATGCCGACCCTGGAATTTGCAAAGGGAGACCTAAGTCTGATAAAGACTCTGAAACAGCAAGAACTCGAAACGGCTGCAAAGGGTGGCCGCGTAAAACTGCTTATTGGTGAGTCGTCAGTTCAGAATGCCGGCTATCAGGCCATCAGCAGCGGCCTATATAAAAAGTCAGAAATGGATGCCTATGCCGACGAGCTTCAGAAAAAGATGTACTCAGGGCACGATGTCCTTGCCATCAGAGGACTTGATAAGGTGCAGAACATCAGCATGACTTCCGCCGAGATGCAAGACGCGGAGAAGATAGGAATATCATACGATGACTGCGCCAGGTATTTCGGAGTCCCGCGTCCTCTGCTGATGCTTGACACAAACAGCCATTACAACGACTACCAAAATGCGACGATGGAGTTCCATACCCGTACCATTCTTCCTGAAAAGTCCGCCCGCGAAAAAGAGATTTTCCGCAAGCTCATCGGATTCAAAGAATACGGCTACAGAGACATCCATATCTGCGAAAAGCCGCTGCTGGCTATGGACCCGGAGCGTCAGGCGAAGGTTGACAGCATGCTTTTGACGAATGGTACCAAGACCATCAACGAGATACGACAAGAGCATGATATGCCCAGCGTAGTCAATGGGGACACTCCGATGGCTTCCGCGAACCTGATGACCGTTGACGCGCTGATTGCAAAGAGCGAGGCAGCGACCACGCTGAAGCCAGGCAACTACACCGTGGCAGAACCCGCCAAGGAGGGTGAGGAAACCGCATGAAGTTAGTATAGCAAACCGCAGCGGTTGAGTATAGTAAACCAAAGTGGAAAAGTATAGTAACCAAAAGAGATAAAGTTATGACACCGAACCCGACAAAAGAAGAAATCGAAGCCCTCGAAAGAGAGATTCATAAGAAACGTAAGCGCGACGTAAGACGCGCAGTAAACCCAGAACGGCAATATGCCGGATAAGTAGTAACA